CTATACTTCGGATGCCGAAGAATATATTGGTTGTGACCCTAATCCAAATACATTTCTAAAGTATTACAAACAGATAGAAACTTACGAAAAGTTTTTAGGCAATACAGATGTTAAGATACATGCAGGTCAAACTACAAAAGATAGTCCTTCATTTATAGGTGTAGACGGCAAAAAGAAAGTTAGAATTTACAGATGTGGTGCAGAAGATTTACCTTGGGATGAAATCAATAATGTAGATTGTGCATTTACAAGTCCACCTTATTTTAGTACAGAAGAATATAATAAGGGTGGTGAACATGAAGAAGACCAATCATGGTTTAAATTTAATGAGTATGAAAAATGGCGTGATGATTTCTATTTACCAGTCTCACTAAATAGTCATAAGAGTTTATCAGAAAATGGTTTTCTATTTGTAAATATCATGGACCCAAAGATTAAGGGCAAAAGATATTATAGTTGTGATGAATTAGTTGATTCACTAGAAGAATATTTTATAGGTCAGATAGGCATGAGAATTATGCAAAGACCACAGGGTAATGCTAAGTTTAAAACAAAAGAAGAATTGAACGAGTTTATGAATATGTTATTCATAGAAAATGTGTGGTGCTTTCATTCAGTACATTCTGATTTAGATTTATTCAGACATTCAAGAACAACCACACTTGACAATTTCTTTGAATAGTGTATAATGTAAACATTGAGGTAATATGATGAGTAATTTTTTAAAAGATATAATTAAAGAGACAGGCAATGAATATGCCACTTTAGCGTCTGATGGTGTTACAGGTGGTGATGTTGATAGTTTTATTGACACAGGTTCATATGCTTTCAACGCCTTATTATCAGGCAGTATATTCGGTGGTTTACCAGGTAATCGTATAACAGCGATTGCAGGTGAGGCCGCAACAGGTAAAACTTTCTTTGCATTAGGTGTATGTAAACATTTTCTAGATAAAGACAAGGATGCTGGTGTGATTTATTTTGAATCAGAAAATGCAGTATCAAAAGATATGTTAGAACAAAGAGGTTTAGATACAAACAGAATAGTTATCATGCCAGTTGCAACAGTTCAAGAGTTTAGATTACAAGCAATTAGAGTTCTTGACAAGTATCTAGAACAAGAAAAAGATAAAAGAAAACCTATCATGTTCGTGTTAGATTCTTTAGGTATGTTATCAACAACAAAAGAAATGGAAGATACAGCAGAAGGTAAAGAAACTAGAGACATGACAAGAAGTCAAATTGTTAAATCGGCATTTAGAGTTTTAACTTTAAAATTAGGTCAGGCAAATGTGCCAATGATTATGACTAATCATACTTATGATGTGATAGGTTCTATGTTCCCACAAAAAGAAATGGGTGGTGGGTCTGGTCTTAAATATGCAGCTTCAAGTATTGTTTACTTAGGTAAGAAAAAAGAAAAAGATGGTGCAGAAGTTGTAGGTAATATTGTGCATTGTAAAAATTACAAGTCAAGAATTACAAAAGAAAATGCCATAGTAGATGTTAGACTTACTTACTCAAAAGGTCTAGACCAATATTATGGTCTGTTAGACCTTGCAGAAGAATCTGGTTTATTTAAAAAAGTATCAACAAGATATGAATTACCAGATGGCAATAAACAGTATGCAAAAACTATTAATAATGAACCTGAAAAATATTTCACAAAAGAAATATTAGAGAAGATTGATGAGTACACAAAACGAAAATTTACCTACGGTACAGAAGACTAAAAAATATGTCTTTGCACAAAGACAGCAAGATGATTATACCTGTATAAAACTTGTAGAAGACAAGTATAAAGATATCATATACAAATATGGTAATGTAGGTTTTAAACCAGTAGAAGATGATGAAAAGATGTCAGTTATCTTTGATTATAATATCGTAAGAAATCCTAATGATATAGATGTTGATACAGAAGAATTTATCAATTACATTGGCGATATTCTAATAGATTTAGTAGAAGAACAATTAGCAACAGGTAAGTTAGATTTGAAATTTGAGGACACGAATGAGTGATAGAATAGAAAGAATTATATTAAGAAACTTATTTTATAATGAAGACTTTACAAGAAAGGCTTTACCTTTTATTAAGTCAGAGTTTTTTACTAATCATAATGAATCAACATTGTTCGGTGAAATAAATGAGTTTGTAAACAAGTATAAAAATTTACCTACAAAAGAAACTATACTTGTAGAATTAAATAAAAGAAAAGATTTAAAAGAAGAAGAATTATCTGAAATAAAAACTATTGTAAATAAACTTGATAATCAAGAAGTAGAATTACAATGGTTATTAGATACAACAGAAAAGTTTTGTAAAGACCGTGCAGTACACAATGCCGTTCTAGAAGGTATTCAGATTCTAGATGGTAAAGATAAGAAACAAAATCCAGAGGCAATACCTACTATCTTATCTAATGCACTTGCAGTATCTTTTGATAATCATATAGGTCATGATTACATAGATGACGCTGAGGCAAGATTTGAATTTTATCACAAGAAAGAAAAAAGATTTAAGTTTGATTTAAATTATTTTAATCGTATCACCAAAGGCGGTGTCCCAAGTAAAACTTTAAACATTGCACTTGCCGGCACCGGCGTTGGTAAATCATTGTTCATGTGTCATGCAGCCTCAAACTGGTTGACACAAGGTAAAAATGTTTTATATATTACTCTTGAAATGGCAGAAGAAAGAATTGCAGAAAGAGTAGACGCTAATTTATTTGATGTTACAATAGATGATTTACATGCCATGCCAAAAGACATGTATGATAACAAAGTATCTAAACTACAAAAGAAAACAATAGGTCAATTAATCATCAAAGAATATCCTACTGCCTCTGCTCATAGTGGTCATTTCAGAGCATTACTAAACGAATTATCATTGAAGAAAACTTTTAAACCAGATGTCGTATTTATTGATTACCTCAATATATGTGCGAGTAGTAGATTTAAAGGTGGTAATATCTCATCATATTTTTACATCAAGGCAATTGCTGAGGAGTTAAGGGGACTTGCAGTTGAATTTGATGTGCCTATATTTTCTGCTACTCAAACGACAAGAAGTGGTTTTACTTCAACAGATATCGGTCTAGAAGATACGGCAGAATCATTTGGGTTGCCGGCAACAGCAGACTTTATGTTTGCTCTAATATCTAATGATGAGTTAGACCAATTAAATCAATTAAAAGTTAAACAATTAAAGAATAGATTCGGTGACCCAAGTATGAATCGTTCTTTTATCATAGGTGTAGACCGTTCTAAAATGAGACTATTTGATGTAGAAGCTTCTGCTCAAAATATAGTAGACAGTAATCAGACTGAAGAAGAAGAACAAATAGAACCTGAAGTAGCATACGATAAGTTTTCTGATTTCAAGTTATAAATAGTATGTATGGCAGACGCTAGAGATACTAAAAAACAAGAGAACGGTTCTAGATTATTCTTTGAAAGTGTAATCGAAAAAGGAAAAGAGCCTACAATTCAATACATTGAAAAAAATGCTTATGAAGATATGCCAGCGACCTGGTTTACTTTTTATCAATTACAAGCACAAGCACTAAAAAAATATCTAGGCAATAATAAAGGATACACATATAGTAGAGATAAAGGTATCATGCCATTTATTGAAAAACTAGCTGCACAAAAAATGGGTGTGTCTACAAAAGACAGATGGAATCCTATGGATATAATAATGGTAAAGACAAATAAAGAAGACACAATAAAAAAGAAGATTCAAAAAATAGCAGACCTTTCAGTACCAGAAGATGAAAAATTAATTCAATTGAACATATACATGGCAGAGTTATTAACTAAAAAAGATATGATACCCATATCATTAAAAGGCCTTACAAAAACTGCTAAAGAGGCAAAACTTGAAGAGGCAAATATGGGAGAAAATAAAACAGTAGAATTTAAATTAAAACCACAAAGTCTAAAATGTGATTTAGATATGACAAATCCTCCTTTGTTTGATACAGGAGAATTTTCATTTAGATTTTTTGCTGATAAAGATGAGATTGGTGTACAGATAAGAAGTTTTAGGTATAGTAAACCAACAACAGGACCTCAAACAGATTTAACACCTAAAGGTGGTGGTGCAAAACTAGGTAAAGTTTCAACAAAGGCAATCGAACCATTTCTGGCAGATATAGGATTAGAAAGACCACTTTCAGTAGTACAAGACCCCATGATAAGCACAGATGGACATTTTAGTAGCACACAAATAAATTTTTGGGTAGACTTTTATAATAAAATTAAAGACTATAAAATAGATGGTCAAAAAGTAGATTGGGATTTTCCATTTGAGTTGGGTGATAAAAAATCTAGTTTTGAAAAAAACTTAAAACATGGATTAAAAAATTGTGGTAAAGATAGAAATGCTTTAGGAAGAATTACATCTAAATTATTTACATTAAGATATATTGAAATATATTATAAAATTTCACAGAAGCAAAAATTTAAAGAATGGCTATCAACATTATATTATGGCGCTAAAAAAGAATTTAGTAATTTAAACGGACCTTTTATAAAAATATATTAGTATATTATTATAAAGTGAAACACGAAAAATAATTCAATACACAAGTTTTAACTTTACTAAATATAACATACGATTGGATTAAGGCATATCGTCCCTCTAAAAAAGTCAGGAATAAGCTTGACATTTTTAGTTCCTTACGATATAATCCAATTAATAACTCATATAGATAGGAGGAAAAATCTAATGGGAAACTTTTTATTAAATGCACGCTATCTACTAGCGCCGGTATTAATTATCGTAGCTGGTGCAGGCGTTCTTATTGGTGGTATTATGGCATGGTTAGGAGTAGCATTGCTATTCGTAGGTTTGCTTGTTGATATCGCTACTAAGTTTGAAACAACAGGTGTAGGTGTTGATGAAAATGGTGACACAAGAGGATGGTCAACTTTTCAAAACCTAACAATGTATTTCATGCTACCAATCTTCGTACTATTCCAACTAGTCATGGCATGGAGAGTTTACTCTTATATGTCTCTAGGTGGAGCTGAAGGTGCAGTAATCATGGAACTCATACCTGGTTTAATCGTTATGACAGAAGGCATATCAGGTCTTAACTTGATTGGTGCAACATTATCATCTGGTATCTTTATAGGTATCGGTATCATTTATGGTCACGAACTATCTCACACTAAAGGATTTGGTTTTGTGATTTCAAGAATGATGATGGCACTATCTGGTTCAGCACATTTCTGCTACGCTCATGTTTATAACCATCATCTAGAACTTGCAAGTGAAGATGACCCAGCAACGGCACCAAGAGGTCGTACAATCTATGGTCACTATCCACTTTCATATCTAGGTCAATCAAAATTCTTATACAACATGGAAAAAGAAAGACTATCAAGAATGGGTGTATCATTCATTTCATGGCAAAACCGTTGGATACGAGGATATCTAATGGCAGTCCCAACAGTCGCATTATTCTTTGCCGCTGGTGGTTGGGTAGGTATGGCTTGTCTAGCAACAATTTGGGGTATCTCAAACTTTGAACTAGAAGCACTTAACTATCTAGAACACTACGGATTAATCCGTGTAAAAGACCAAC